AGCGCTGCGGCTTGAAGTGCTCGGTGCCGCTGGTGATCGTGCCGTCCAGATGCAGCAGCGCCCATCCGGTGTGTGTGCCCAGGTCCAGGGCCAGGATCGTCGTGTTCATCAATTGCTCCGTTGCCGGGGCGAGTGACGGATGCGACAGGTTCAACGGTTATCTCCCTATCGTGCGTGTACGCGCACGCGTGAGGGGTTAATCACCAGACCTGTCAGATCCGTCACTCGACCGCATGTCAGTCATCTCGATAGGGGTAGCCGCCGCGATAGGTGTCGCTCGGCGGTCGCGGCCGCAGGCTGATGCCGGCCAGCGCGCGAGCGCCACCGGTCAGGCGGCACTTCTCGAACTTGCGGGTGGCCATCAGCTCGGAGAACCGCTTGACCGAGCCCACGTACTCGCCAGCGCGCTCGGCCCACTCGCGCCAGTCGGCGAACAGCTCGGACACGCCTTCGCGGTGGGTCTTGGCCAGCAGGCACCGTTCTTCGATCCACTGGCCGAGGGCGTCCTCCGCCTCGAAGTACTCCTCGGTGGCCGAGACCACGCAGGAGGGCGGCTTGAGGCCGTCGCGCTGCCAGGCCAAGCAGCCATCGACCGCCCAGGCCAGGATGCCGTCGCGCTCGGCCAGCAGCCGCTCGGTGAGTTGTCCATCGCGCCGCTCTGGCGGCACGGTGACCGTGAACGGGATCAGGTGCAGGCGCCGCTTCATCGCCTCGTCGACGTTGCGGATCGACGGCTTGTGGTTGCCCGCGATCACCAACTTGAACTGCGGCACGTACTCGAAGAAGTCCTGGCGCATGAAGCGCGCGGACACCTTGTCGCCGCCCGTGATGGCCTTGACCTTGGACTCGTTCCAGCGCCGCCCCTGCTCGGTTTCGATGGAAGCAACGAAGCGCGCACCGCGCAGCCCAGCCAGATCGGTCGGGTGACGGTCGCCGCGGGCCTCCATGAAGGTGTCCATCGGCGCGCTGGTGGCGTAGTCGCCGAGGATGGTGGCCAGCGTGTTCACGAACACCGACTTGCCGTTGGCGCCGGTGCCGTAGAGGAAGAACAGAGCGTGCGCGCTCGTCGCCCCGGTCAGGCAGTAGCCCACCATGCGCTGCAGGTAGTTCTGCAGATCGGCGTCACCGCCCGTGACGTCGGCGAGGAAGGACAGCCAGCGCGGGCACGCACCTGCGGGCGTGGCGGTCGCCAGCTTGGTCATCCGGTCGGCGCGGTCGTGCGGACGCAGTCGTCCCGACCTGAGATCCACCACGCCGCCTGGCGCGTTCAGCGCGAAGAGGTCAGCATCCCACTCGTCCGAGTTCGCCGCGTGCCGGCGATCTGACCGGGCGAGCCGGTCCACGCCACCGACCGTGCTGCTGGCCAGCAACTTGGCCGCCAGCCGGTGCGAGTCGACCTTGACCGCCGCCTCACGGCAGATCGAGCGGATCAGGTGATGGACGAGCAAGGTCTCATCGGACTGCCAATGCGTGCCGGTCCATACCAGCCACTTGCCCCAGGCCGCGCAGTAGCGCCAGTCGTCGGCGTAGCGCACCGTGAAGGACAGTGCCAGCGCGTCGTCGGTCGCCCACACCGTGGCTTCCTGCGAGCACACGGCGCTGGACGGCTTGATGCACATGCGCGGGCCCGAGCCGAGGAAGGCGTCGACGTCGAAGCCCTCAGCCATCGCGTCGGCCGCGTCCCAGCCATCGGGCTTGTCGTCGGGCGGCAGTAGCACGTCGCATGAGGCGGCGCCGGCGGCCAGCACCGCTTGCGCGGCCGCCATCGCGTAGTCCCAGCCCGGCTTGTCGCGGTCGGGCCAGATCAGCACGGCCTTGCCCGCCAGCGGCGACCAGTCGGTCTTGTCCACCGGCGCGTTGGCGCCGTGCATGGCAGTGGTGGCCACGACACCGACGGCGATCAGCGCCTGCGCGCACTTCTCGCCTTCGACCAGGACCGCGTGAGCCGCAGTCGCAAGACCGGGCTGGTTGTAGAGCGGACGGGGCTCGGGCGGCGCCATCTTGCGGCGCTTGGCATCCCAGGGCCGGAACTCCTTCTTGCGCCCGGGCGGGTCGTAGCGGTAGACGACGGCGATCAGGCTGCCGCCGGCATCGAAGTAGTCCCACTTCGCCGTGGCCGGCCCAAGATCGTCAACGGGCGCCGCCCTCTTGCTCGCGCGCGCTGGAACTGCAGGTACGTGCCCGACCAGGTCCGCTGCGTGCTGCAGTACCCGCGGGAAATCGGTGTGCACGTTCGCGCCCAGCACCACAGCGATCAGGTCGAAGATGTCGCCTCCGTCTCCGGTCGCGCGATCAGTCCACAGCCCGGCCTTCTCGCCTTCGAGCACGACCTCGAGGCTGTCGCCGGGGCTGCCCAGCGCGTCGCCGATCAGGAACTTGCCCCGGCGCTTCTTGCCCGCGGGGAACATGGCAAACAGCACCGACTCCAGGCGCGCGAGGAGGTCGGCACGCACTGCATCGCGTTCGGCCGCTGGCGTGGTTGCCTGCGGAGGGTCGATGTCATTGAAGTCCAGCATCGGCTCCCTCTCCGGTGGCCTCGACGCTCACTTGCGTCTGCTGGGCGTTGATCCAGTCCGCGAGCTCGTTCAACTTGAAGCGCACGAGCTTGCCGACCAGGTAGTGGGGCAGGCCGAGCCGGCGCCGTACCTTGGGTTGGGTGAGCCAGTGCATGGGCAGGTTCAGGCACAGCGCCGCCTCGCGCGCATTGACCAGGCGCTCGCCAAGCACCTGGGCCAGTGGTGAATTGCTCATGGCGTGTTTCTCCAGCACCGGTCCTGCCACTGGCACATCCGGCATTCGAAGTGGGTGCAATCGTTGAAGCCGCGCGGCAGCAGTTCGCCGGCGTCGGTGGCTGCGATCACCTTGACGGCGCGGTCCGACATGCGCTGTGCCAGCGCGGCGTCGAAGGGCACGAGCTCGGTGTAGATCTCCATCGTGTCGGCGTTGATCGCCGTGAAGATCGCCGGGTATTCGTGCAGTTCGAGGTAGGCCTGGTAGACCGCAACCTGCGTCGCGTAGATCGGCTTGGCCACGGCGAGGCGGCTCTTCTCCAGCTCGCGCCAGGACTTCGAGCCCAGGCACTTGTTCTCCCACAGGGCCGGGTAGCCGCAGCCATGCCCAAGGTCGGGGCCGGCGACGACGACGCCATCGACATGCCCCTGGAGCCGCCCGCCGAGTGCGGAGAAGCCGAACTGCTCGCCGTCGGCTTTGCGCGTGCGCAGGTCGAAGCCCGCGTCACGCAGCCACGCCACCATGCAGTCCTCCATGACGTGGCCGCGCTCGAAGATGCGAAGCAGACGACCTTGCGTCTCACGGCCTGAGTCGACCGGCGCATGTGCGAACTCGTACTGCAGCGCACGCTCGCACGACGCACCCAGTCGCGATCCACCCAGGTACGGACGCGGCGATTGCTGGGCCCGAGCCTGTTGCATGGCGGCGTCCAGCAGCGCCGTGACCTGGCCCGAGATGCTGGCCGTGGAGTTGAAGTCGATCATGACTTCCCTCCTTCCCGGTCGATCCAGGGCAGGTCGTCCTCCATGTCGGCGAAGGGGCTCGCCATCGGGTCGGCCGTCGGCGCCATGCCCCGCACCGGCGGGAACTTGGTCGTCTCGTGGTGCTCGACCATCGCCTCCGTGTAGCAGGTGACGATGGCGTCGATCACCTGCATCGCCTCGGCCTCGGCGTAGTCGCCCAGGGGCTTGGTGAATCCGATCTCGCCCGCCGCCTCGCCGAAGGCCTTGAGGCACTTCTTCATCGCGGCCAGCTCGGCATCAGACGGATCGATCATGGCGACCCCCTTGATGTCGGCGCGCCCTTCCCGGACGCGCAGCCAGTTGCCGTACAGCGCATGGAACGCTTCCTGGCAACGGCGCGAGCAGAACACCCAGTCGATGGGGTAGCGCCGGGGATCGCCGACACCGTGTCGGTTGTCGGTGTGGCCGAATCCCCGGGCCTGACGTTTGCAGACCCAGCATTTCACGCGCCCCCCTTACTGAGCCCACGCCGGCTTGCCGGGGACAGTGGGACGTGCCGCCTGCGGAGCCGGCGCGGCCACACGCGGCTGCGGCGGGGCGACCGCGGCGCTCGCAGCGGCACCGGCGGCCTGCAGGTAGTCGGACTGGTCAGGCTCGACGGCCATCTTCACGACGTTGCGCAGGTCACCGCGACCGTCCTTCTCAACGTCGATGCGCGCGACGAACTCCAGGCCGTCGAGTTCATGGAAGCCCTGGATGCGGCGAGCGGCGGCGGCCTGCGGCGAGTTGTCCTGCGGACGGACGTTGCGTGCGCTGTTCAGCGCCGCGCGGAGGAAGGTCCGACCCATGTTTCCCCATGCCGGGCCCTTCCGGCTGTGCAGGCCGACGTTGGACCAGAGCTTGCGGCGTGCGAATTCGCCCTCCAGCACCACGAACTCACAGGCCAGGTAGACCGAGCCGGTGTCGAAGCTCTGCGTCGCGTAACCACCGGTCCAGCCCTGGGCCGCGTCGTCGTGGCCACCGGGCTTGATCGTCATGCGCACCTTGGCAACCGTGCCCTTGGGGATCAGGTCGAAGTGCTGCTGCTGTTCGGCGTCGTTGAAATCGTTCCATGCGGACATGGCTTACTCCTTGGATGTCTGGGGTTGGGTGGCGGCGGCGCACTTCTGGATCAGCGCGCGCAGGTCGGGCGGCTCCAGCAGGTCGAGCTGGCCGGAGCGGTCCTTGGCCGGGTAGCCGTAGGGGTTCAGGGTGTGGGTGACGAAGGCGCGGTAAGGGCTGCCGTCCTCGGCCTTGATCTCGGCCAGCGTCACGACCTCGTCGACGATGCCGGGCAGCTCGGCGGCGGTCTTGGCGCCTTCGATCTGCGGCACGAACACCTTGCGGTTGAAGTCGTCGATGCGCTCGTCGAGGATGGCCACGAACACCACGTGCTTGCCGCGTGCGTGCTGCAGGTGCATCAGCGCGCCCAGCATCTCGGTGCCCAGCAGTCCATAGGCGCCGCGCGTGTCGGGCTTGCCAGTGCGTTCGGAGATCGCCTGCGGCTGGGCCTTGGACCAGATCAGCGCCAGCCGCGCGAGCACGGTGATGCTGTCGACGAAGTAGCAGTCGTACTTGGCCAGTTGCGCCGGGTCGCCGTAGCGCTCGCACACGTGCCGGTAGTGCGCGTCCGAGAACGGCGCCTCGGGCGGCAATGCCGGGTTGGGGCCGGCCAGGAACACCACCAGATCCCGGAACTCGGGCCAGGTGGTCGGGCGCACGCAGTCACCGCGCCAGTCCTTGACCGCGAGGTCGCCGGCTTCCAGGTCCACGAACAGCGTCGAGGCCTCGGGCAGGGTCTTGAGCTGGGTCGTCTTGCCGATGCCGCTCTTGCCCAGCAGCACCAGCTTGACGCCCTTCTTCTCGCGCAGCCGCTGGTCGGCAGTGATGATCGGGAGTGCCATCACGCCACCTCCTTCAGCTGCTCGGCGACGGCGGGATTCCAGAGGATCTGGTAGCCGCTGTGGCCGTTGCGGGAGAACGGCATGGCCTCGGCCCACTGCTCGCCGGCCTCGGACAGTTCCCACTCGTCGCGCTCGTTGCGGAACTGCAGGCCGTGATCAGCCAGGAGTCGATTGGTGGCCTTGGCCGACAGGCCGAGCGACTTGCCGAGTTGCGTCGCATTGAGCGCACAGATCGGCGCGTTGGCCGCCGGCAGCGCCCGGCGCAATGTCTCGATGACCAGGCCGGTGTTCTCTTGGATGCAGGTGAGCGTCGCCGCCATCGCAATGCCGGCCTTGACGCCCGGCACCCTGGCGACGGCATCGCCGATCAGCAGGATCGACGAGACGCGGTCCTGGGTCGGCGCGGAAAGCACCGGCTGCACGCCAGGCACCGCGAAGGCGCCGGTCTTGCGGATCGCTGGCAGCACTTCGCCGGTCACCCAACGCTTGAAACGCTTGGCCGCGTCCTTGGTGCTGCCCAGGATGAGGGCGTAGAGCCCGGACTCGTTGACGTGGTTGGCGCGCTGCGGACGGCCGAGCGCATCGGTGATCTCCAGTTTCTGGAGGTCATCGGCATCGACGTGGGACTTCAGCGCCTGGGACGGATTACCCAGCTCCAGCGCCTCGCAGACGTCGTTGGCGTTGAACCAGGGCTGGCCGCTGTCAT